TTCAAATTCTTTGATTAATTTAAGGCCCATCATAGGCATATCGTCACCACCAACTACAGGAGCGGCAGCAGATGGTGCTGATGCTGGTGCCGCATTACCCTTTTTTCCTCTGTAGATCTCCGCCCAATCTACATTATCTTCTAGATACTTGACTGGTAGATTATCTTCTAACCATTGAACTGCTTTCACATGATTAGGGTTCTTCTCGTCATAGAACTTGAAGAAGTTATGTAAATCGATTCTTGCCATTGTCGTCTCCAAAGTATTTGTTGAAAAGTTTGGAAGCTTCTAAATGCTTTCCGTGATTTGTAAGATCTTTAATTCTTTGCAAGATCTTTCTCTTGAAATTAATCGAAGATTCTGCCCCATCCATCATTGCCCCCTGGACACCAACGGTGCTTAAGAACTGCTTTGGTATAAATGGTTTTCTTACCATTCGTTACGGGACCAGTATAATTGTCATTGAGAGAACCATAAGGATCATTAATATAATATCCCTTACCATCTGGAGTCTTACCAATGACCACGCACATGTGCCCACCAGTAGGAGAAGTTAGAGAACCACGGTGGAGAATACCAATAACAACAGGTTTTCCTCTATCAAGACTCTTATCAATATCAACAAAACTTAAATTATAACTAAAGTGTGATTTAATACCATAACCTTGTAGAACTTTAGTCTGCACTGCATGGTCTGTAGTATCACCAATCGCAAATACTTTCTTAACATACTCATCATCACCTTTAATGCTTCCTGGTTTGAGGAAAGCAAGACACATTGCACACGATGAAGAGTTGCAAGTTCTTTGTGCATCTCTATAGTTGTCTACTTGGTTAAAGTATGGAACATCAAGAACTGCTGGAGTTGGTGGTTTTGTTCTAAAAATTCCAATCCATTCAGATTCTGAGTCATCCATAAATTGAGCAGGAAGGTTATCCTCTAACCATTGAACTGCTGCTACATGATTCACATTACCATCATCATAATACTTAAAAAAGTTATGAAGATCTAATGTCATTATACCTCTTTTCTGACACTAGAGATATTTATAAAATGCTCAATTAATCTCCAATATATTCCAATGAAAAAATATCATGCTCCAAAATATCTGGATCTAACCATTCATTAAATTCTTTTTGAATGGCATGAGCATTTTCATAATTTTTTTCTTCGCATAGTGAGTGCATACGGTCAATTGCCCAATCATGTGAGATACGAAGTGTATTTTCAAGAATTGTCATTAAAATAATCCTTTCTAAAATATCTGGAGAGAATATTGCTATTGTAGTATGCAGGTTCTCCAGAGTCAAGTGCTTCAGTCAATACATTATTAAGAAATAGTTGTCTCGTTTCTTCAAAATTACATTTACCTTTGGTCTTATGAAGACTTATTATTTCTCTATTGAAAAACTCTTTGCCATACTTAATCACGTCTTCTTTAAGTTCTGGACAGGAACCATAATATTTTTTCCAATCAGACTCTGATTTAACTTTTCTAGATTTTCCCTTCGGTGTGCGAAAAGACCAGAAGTATTTCCTACCCACATATCTGCGATTAGTTTTACTGCAAGATATGAGATATACAAAACCAAAATAATCTTCAATATTAGAAGACTCAAAAATTTCTCCATTGAATCTCCAAGGATTCTCATAGCTCATATAGTAATCTTATAGAGCTATTATTTATCTTCAACGCTAGCAAAGCGATTTTAGCAACAAAAAAGGGTCTTGTCAAGACCCTTTGAGAACCTTATGGTTTTTATATCAAACTCCAGGAAGTTGTGGTCCTGTACGCTTTAGAGCAGATTGTGCTTCATTTGGGTTATTTGTTCCCTTTCCCAAATTATAAATCTTTTGAGTTTTTTGTGCTGCTTTATGAGCAGTGGGATCAATTGGTTCAGGCATTACACCTTCAACAATGCTTTTAATGTTTTCACTATCCATTTGCATCATTACATAAAGTGCTTCTTCTAAGGTGTCTACGTGCCCCTGTGAGAAGAGATACTCAAGGACTAAATCATAGGCATCATTCATCATTTTTTGCTCCTTGACTGGGTTTTTGGAAGCACTAACTCCAGCTTTGACTGCCGATAGTTCTTGTTCTTTTGTAGATTGTCCTGCAGACTTTGCTTTATCTCTTGCTTCTCGTGCTGCTGCTAGTTCTGCAGAAGTTGCTGCCCTTCTTTCAAATTTAACTCCACCTACAGACCCTAGAGCATATCCTGCAGGGGATTTTTCAATCTTTGGTTGTGGTGCTGGTCTAGGTGCAGGAGCAGTTCTTGCAACAGGAGGTTGTGCTGCAGGTGCAGGTGAAGGTCTAAGTGTAGGTGGCGGCGGGGTTGCTCTTCCTGCATTTGGATCTCCAACCCAATCACCACTAGTACGAAATTCTGGATCTCTTCTTTTATTTTGTTCAGAATCCCATCTTTCCTTAGCTTTTTTTGCAGCTTCTGGATCCGTAATGGGTACATATTTTCCTGCTTTATTTTTTTGATACCATCCTCTACCACCCTTTCCAGTTACTGGCGCTACTTGTGCTGGTGCTTCTGTTACTAAGGAATCATTTTCAGATTCGAAATGATTGACAATAACTGCCCCTTTTGGATCTTTTTTTACTGTTGGTGTTTGTCTTGCTACTGGCGGTTTTCCAGTTGGAGTTCTCCTTCCAGATCTAACATCCGGATCTGCCGACTTTTCTGGTGGAGGAACTAGCCATTGACCCAATTGTTTGCCTAGATCTTGACTTTGAGTAGGTTTAGGTGTTTGGGTTGAAATTTCTTTTGCAGTTGGTGGTTTGGATTGTGGTTTTCCGCCACCGGAACCAAGAACTCTTTCAACAGATTTACCAATTTTTTCTAAATCTACAGAACCACCGGTAGCAGCTTTTGTTATTCCTGAAATTGCCGATCCAGCATAATCCGCAACGGATTTAATAACTCCAGCAACTGGAGTTGCGATTTTATCACTCTCTCTACCAACTACTCTAGCACCCTTTTCCCACTGCTTAGAAACGTCACTCTGCTGCTCGTCTAACTCAGTATTGTTATGAGAATAAATTGATCGGTAAATATCATCAATTTCATTAATTTTTTTCGAAGAAAGCTCGCCCATTTTACTACTAGATAGTTCTTTATAATGATATTTATAAAAAAAGAGGGTCCGAAGACCCTCTCACACATTTAATAAACATCGTTACTCTTTGAGTCTTTCCAAACATAAGAGTAATCATAATCACCAAATAAAAAAAGATCCGATTCTGCAGCATCTTTATATGCGTTCAGGAGTTCCTGTTCGCACCATTCATCATAATTGGAATCCTGAGAAAGTATCTTTGGTAACATCTTGTTTGATTCCCCCGACGATATAGGACTCAACTTCCGTTTCCTGGGGTGCCACTTGAAGTCCCTTAGAGGAAATCCAATGCTCAGTCCAAGGAAGTGGATTGTTCTTTGCTGGAATATCATAAAGTGGGCGAAGACCGATTGCCTTCATTCTACGATTTGCAATCCATTCAACATACTGCTGCAACAGTTTGTCATTTAGACCAATCATAGATCCATCCTTGAACAGATATTCTGCCCAAAGTTTTTCTTGATTGACTGCGTTCTCAAAGGTCTTGTAGACCCACTGCTCTTCTTCTTTGGAAATACGTGCCATCTCAGGGTCATCACCTTCTTTCCATTTGTTGAGAATGTTTTGAGTAATGACCAAGTGCTGATTTTCATCTCTAGCAATTAGAGAGATGATTTTTGCACTTCCTTCCATAAGTTTGAGTTCGCCAAATGCAAAACTGCAAGCGAAACTGACGTAAAAGCGAATACCTTCAAGAATATTAACGTTTGCAACTGCTCGAAAGAGTTTGCGCTTGAGTTCATACCTTGCCTCTTGTGCGTATGGTACTTGTTCTAATGCATGAATCCATTCATTAGTTGAACCATAATGTTGAGCACTATTAATGAAGTCGTTATATGCCTCAGTTACACTGACGGCACGTTCCATAATACGATCCTCTTTGAGAATAGTATCAAAGACTTCAGATGGATCTGAATAAACATTCTTGATAATATAAGTGTATGAACGGGAATGAATCATTTCCATAAACTCCCAAACCTTCATACACGCTTCTAGTTCGGGCAGTGAACAGTATGGAGCAAATGCCATACCAGGTCCACGACCCTGAACTGAGTCCAGCATCACCTGATACTTCAAGTTACTGGTGAAGATGTGCTTTTGTTCTGGGCGAAGAGATTGGTAATCTCCACGATCTTTTTGGAGGGAGACCTCTTCAGGTCTCCAGAAATAACCCAATTGCTGTGTTGTTAGTTTATCAAAAATTGGATACTTGTAAGAATCATATCTTTGGATTCCTAGTGGTTGACCAAAAAACATAGGTTGCTTTTTGGTGTCTACTTCCTGAGGATTAAAAACGGTCATTGATTCGACCATTGATTTTTCCTCCAAACCTGTTTTAAATCTTACAAGACTCACAATCTTCCTCCTCTGTTTAAATTAACTTTTGGAAAAATTCTACACATTCTATTTACCTCCAAAAAATATTTGGGTTTCATAATTAAACCTCAATAATCAAAACATCTTTTTTAGTCATAGGAATTTTAACATCCTGTTTTTTACCGTCAAACTCATCACAATAATCACAAATTTCTTCAGTAAAGGAATAATAGTCAATATTACTTTGCCACTTTGTAGTGTAATTACAGTAATTGATTGATGATTGGAAGATGGCAAACTCATCCTCAATATTCTCATAATAATTGTCCTTGTATATAATCAGGACTTCCATATCATCAGGATATTGTAAAAGTGCTTCTTTTAGATGTTTAACTTTCATAACTCTTGATAACTCCATCTGTATCCTTTACAGTGATTGAATTTTCCTTCACAGGTATATTTAATGTTAGAAGGATTTGTTTCTACAAATTTAGCAGCATCACTAATAGATTGAAACTCTCTTAAAAAGTTTCCTTCAATATCATACTGGAATACTTTGGTTCTTTTTATGTTTGGATTGTTTTTTAGTGTTTGAGAAGTTTTAGATTTACTTTCTTCTTTGTGTGATTTTCCAGCAAATCCACAAGGAGATGGTTGTCCCTTTCTCATTTTACTCCACTTTTCTTTTTGTTCTTCGGTATGTGTTTGATTGTAGAATGGATTTTCTTCTTTAATAAATTTACCTTTTCTTTTTAATGACAATAGTTGCTTCGTTTTTTCTGTATGAGAATACCCAAGCATACCACCATCACCACCAAGAGTTTGATTATATTTTGGTTTTAATTTAGAAATCCAAAACATTTCTCTAAAACCTAAATTATCTTCACATTTTTCAATTTCTTCAATAATAAAATTGTCTTTTCCATACTTTCTAATTGCCCGATGAAGATATGTTGTTGAACTTCTTTTAGTGGCATCATAGCAGTGACTATAAAATCTTTTTTTCAAAGAGTTCATTGTCTTTCCAACATAAGTTTTATTATTGATTTTATTGGTTATTAGATAAATGCGTCCAGACATAGATATTATTAAAACCTATTACTATTTATAATAATAGGTTTTAATAGTTTTGTCAAATGGTGCAACTATCGCACGAAGATTCATCACTCTCCAAAATATCATTAAGAAGTGATTGAAGGTCTTGTTTTGGTTCTTCAATTACCTCATCAGTTTTGTGGTCATAAGTATTTTGATAGTATGCTGTTTTCCATCCCATCTTCCAGCACATAAGAAGGTCTTGAGCCATTACTGATGTTGGGACTTCATTATCTGGGTAATTTTCTGGATTATAAGACCAGTTCCCAGAAATCGCTTGATCAAAGAATTTTTGCATAACAGCAACAATATGAATGTACCCACGATTGCTAGGCATATCCCAAAGAAGCGTATAATTGTTCTTAAGTGTTTGATACTGGGGAACAATCTGCTTAAGGGGACCTTTCTTCGATTTCTTAACGGACAAGTAACCGCGAGGTGGTTCGATTCCGTTAGTTGCGTTTGACACAACGGAACTGCTCTCCGATGGCATCTGTGCGGACAATGTTGAGTTCCGTACTCCATATTGTAGTACTTGCTGTCTAAGACTCTCCCAATCATACTTAAGTTCGTTAGGTACAATCTCATCAACATCCTTCTTATAAGTATCTATAGGAAGAATCCCTTGCCCATACTTAGTTCTATGAGAATATTCGCAAGCACCTTTTTCTTTAGCAACATTTACGGTTGCTTGAATCAAATAATACTGAAATGCTTCAGTAAGGTCGTGAACCAGTTTCCAAGCACCAGGATCATCATAATTCTCACCATTCTTAGCGAGATAATGAGCAAGACCAATATAACCTACGCCAAGTGAACGACGTGCTCTTGTGGCAATTTCTGCTGCTTTGACAGGATATCCTTGAAAATCAATGAGTTCGTCAAGAGAGCGAACAGCAAGATCGCAAAGAACCTCAAGGTCTTCATTATCCCGAATCTTTCCAACGTTAATAGCAGAAAGAATGCAAAGAGCAATTTCACCATCAGGATCATCAATATGTTGAATGGGTTTGGTTGGAAGAGTAATTTCCTGGCACAGGTTGCTCATCTCAACTTTATCCATAAAGGATGAGTGAGAGTTACAGTGATCGATATTCATAATATACAAACGACCAGTTTCTGCACGTTCTTTCAGGAGGTCCAGAAAGAGTTCTTGAGCTCCGATAGTCTTTCTTGGAATAGACTCATCTCGTTCATAACGTACATATAACTCGTCAAAAGCATCAGTTCCAAAAGCATCATACAGACCAGGAACTGCGTGTGGGGAGAAGAGAGAGACCTCTTCGTTTTTGATGAATCGTTCATAGAACAATTTGGAGATTTGGATACTGTAGTCTAACTTACGAACACGGTTATCTTCGGTTCCTTTGTTATTTTTTAATACTAGGATGTCTTCGATCTCTTGGTGCCAGATTGGGAAGTGGACAGTTGCTGATCCACCTCGGATGCCATTTTGAGTGCAGCATCGGACAGTTGCTTCAAACTTTTTGAGGAAAGGGACAACACCTGTATGCTGAACTTCTCCACCTCTGATTTTAGCGTTGATGCCCCTGATGCGACCTGCGTTGATACCGATGCCCGCCCTTTGTGCAACATATCTGCCGATAGCCATATCAGAACTAAAGATGCTATCGAGGGTGTCATCAACATCAACAAGAACACAGCTAGCATATTGTCGAAGTGGAGTTCGCACTCCCGCCATGATAGGTGTGGGAATGTTGATTTTGTGTTTGGAGATTGCATCGTAGTACTTCCTAACGTAGTCTAAACGGGTTTCTTTAGGATACTTTGAAAAAATAGTTGCCGCAATCAAAAGGTACATAAACTGTGGCGTTTCATAAAGTTCACCAGAACTTCTGTCTTGCACAAGGTACTTATCAACGACTTGACGTAGACCTGCATAAGTGAACAAATAGTCACGACTGTGATCAATGAACGACTCAAGTTTATCAAACTCTTCATCGGTATACAGGTCAAGAATTTCTGCGTCATAGACGCCCCTACCAACGGCACGAAGCACGTGCTGCTTAACTGTAGGGCATTCGTGCATACGACCAAACAATTGCTTGCGAAGGGCAAACAGAAGCAGGCGAGCAGCGACGAACTGATAGTTGGGGTGATCTAGATCAATCAGGTCAGAAGCAGAGCGAATCAGAATTTCCTGAATCTCTGCAGTTGTAATACCATCATAAAATTGGATGCCTGATTGCATTTCTACTTGAGATGCTGATACGCTTGCTAGGTCTTTGCAGGCTTCCTCCACCATAATGTGGAGTTTATTTAAATCAAGGGGTTCAGTTTTACCATTTCTCTTAACGACTTTCGTTCCGTTGCTCATATTTTCTTCCAGTTGTTAAACTTAATTTTTGCTTCTAAACCTGAGTAGGTATTTGATTTTAACACATCCATAACATTAAGTCCAGCTAAAACCATATCATTAATATCTTTTTGCTGAATACTCGTTGGCCAAATAATTACCTTGTCACCTCTATTGATGGTTTTTGATATTCTGTTGACGATTTCTCGATTGCGTGGTTCGTTATCAAAAACGTAAATATAATCGCCCCAATTAAACGCCCCAATATCAACGTCGGACCCGCACATAGCAACAGCATTTTCAATAAATGTTGAGTCGAAAGGTCCTTCAACAATGTAAATGGGTTTCGAAGAATCCACTTGGTCAAGTCCATAAAGTTTGGGCGATTCATCAGAGAGCATCACAGTAATATATTTAACAGGATTGGGACCCAATGCCCTTCCCTGAAAACCTATTAAATTAGAGTCTGTATCATACAATGGTATAATAATGCGACTCTCATCCCTACCGATAGTGTCAAACGTAACTTTTTGAGTGTTAGTCCATGCTTTAAATTTATCAGCAAAATAAAACTTTTCTGGATTGAGTTTCCTTTTTTCCAGATACTCTTTAGCGATTGGTATTTTTGATGCTTTAGGCAAATCTAGTTTCTTTTTAAAGACTGGTTTTGCAAACTCAAACTTTGGTTCCTCAACCACAAAGTTTCTACCAGTGTGCCCCTCCTTGAACTTCTCAAGTGTATACTGCTTGTGAAGAACTGGATCTATTTCTTTGAGGAAGTTATTAAACGATAAACTTGCTCCGCAATTATGACACTTAAAGTTGGTATTGTTCTTTACTGGATAAATATACCCTCTAGTCTTATTCTTGTTTTTTTGAGAGTCCCCACAAATAGGGCAGCGAAAGTTGTAGAGATCTGCCTTGACCCTTTTAAATTTTTGAAGACGCGAAGATACCAATCCAATATACTTGGAATCAATCAAATCCATTATGAAGGTGCTTTACTTTGCTCTCTCTATTGTAACCTGAGATGGTGAGCGTGTCAAGAAAGAAACCGCTGGAGGAGCAAATTTGATAAAGATTGCAATGACCGCTAAACCACCCAGCACTTGCCATCTAAATTTTGAAATACTTTCTACTTTTTCTTCTACCTTATCTATCCTTTCACCCAATTCTTTACTTATTTGTTCATGCTGTTCTCTTGATGATCTTTTAATATCTTCAATCATCGATACAATTAAATTGTCAGTTCTATTACACTGTTCAATCTTTTCATTATGAACGGCAAGCATTTGACTGATATTTTGACTCGTCTCACCAATCTTTTGAATTGCCGTATCAATTCTTTCCATCATCTGCTCATACACAGATAACCTTTCTTCCAATATTGCTATTTTTGTATCGGTAGATGATGGATTAAACATTGTCCTAATTATTGTGGTGGTTTTCTTCTTTGCATCCAACGAGAACGAGACCCTTTTCCACCATAGATATATCTTTTTTTCGGTGCAGGCATCACTGGGTCATATCCTGCAACAGGACCTTTTGGATCGGCGGCGCCAGTAAACCCATTGGCACCAACTACCATACCCTCCTCTTTAAGGGTTCTAATAATAGAAATAACTTTATCAATATCCATTAGATTGCTTGCAATTGAGAAAGACACTCATTGTCTTCCGGAATATCATGAATTTGAGTTCTAGGGTATTCTGGAAAACGATTCAAAAACAAAAGAAAACTTTTAATAGATGGCCACAGTTCTTTTTCTAAATTATAGAAAAGTAGAGGAACCGTAGCATCACTAAAAACATTAAAAAGTATGATTAAATGATTAAGTATAAGATGAGTCTTAAGCTCACCAGTATTCTTATATCTCTTTAGTAGTCTTTTAACATAACGAATTCTTTTCAAATCAGTTTCAAAATCCTCCATCGTTACCGCTTGAGGATTATCGTAGAATTTTATAGCGAATAGTAAATAATTTTCTTCATTCAATTCATCAAATCTCATACATCAATTATCAGCTTTCTGGATATCTGGAATCGTCGTCGGCGTCGTTAGTAATGCTACTTCCAGCGACTAGAGTTTCGGACTTAACTCTGAAATTGCCGTGATTATCAACGTAAGTTACAATACCAACCCATCCAGCGTGAGCAACTGCATAAGCAGCATTTTTACCACCAACTGTTCTACCAGCTGCAACAGTAGCTTCAATAGTGCTTACACCAACAACAGTTGAAAAATATGCTTTAGCACCATTACTATTTACCTTTACATCTGGTGCATAATATTGTCCATCCTCAAGAGTGTATTTTGGTTTTTGGGTTACTGTATAAGCAACACCAACACTTATTCCTGGTCCAGTAGTCCCTATTCCAATGAGAAATTGAGTTGATCCAATTGAAAGTTGAGTAGCAGATGTTACTCCAGTTATAACCGCCTGTCCGTATGTTGCACCAACGCCAATGACTAGAATATCACCAGTAGAAATTCCAGCGGTTACAAAAGTTGTACCACTTCCAGTTACAACTTCAGTAGTGAGATTGATTGTAATAGTTCCCGTAAGACCAGAACTGAATGAATCTTTATTGCCCCAAAGAGACATGTTTCCCTACCTATAAATTCTGTTATATTGATATTTATAAAAAAAGAAGACCTTTACTTTTGGCCTTCTTTATTTTATTTAATTTTATATCAGGGTGTTAAATCTTGAGCACCTTTCTTCTTCAATACTCCTTGAGCTTGAAGAAGAATAAGTGAAAGAATACCGTTTGACTTAACTTTTGGATTTGCTCCAAGTGCTTCCGAAACTGCAAAAAGAACGGTTGCGATAAGAGCCTGATTTGCTAAACACCAAGCGACGACTGCCGACATGATGACCTCCGCGTGAAGAGTATCATGTATTATTTAGGAATCAATCAAATCTAGAACCAAGGTCAGGTCTTTTTCTTGCTTGCTTAGCAGCATATCTGCCTTCACCCTGCTTACTTTCAGGTTTCGCATAAATTCCACCCGGTTGATCTACGTATCTACGACTTGATGCACGTCTTTCCTCTTTTGTTCTACCTTCTTTACCTCTGGTATGAGGATTTTGTCCCCCAGAATAAGAAGTTTGTGGGTTGGCAATTCCACCAATTTTCGTCTTTTGGCGCTGTCTTTGTGCTCCAGTAGAACCAAGTCCTCTCTTTTCTTCTGCTCTTGCTTCATCAACCATTTCACCTTCTAGATCATAAGAACACTTAAGACCAATTGCTCTCAGTTTGTTTTTAGCAAGATTCATAGCAGTTGGAATTGAACGGGGATCCATTTCATCCTGTTCTTTCTTTGCTTTTTTATCTGCCTGAACAACTGTTTCTTCTTTTACTGGTTTCGTTGGTTTTGTTTTTGCACCCCCAAAAATTTTTTGAACATTTTGCGGAAGTTCATCTACAAATTTATAAACCGAAGGTGGAACATTGGGAGCACTTCCACCACCTTTTGGTTCTGCTGCTTCTTTAACATGACCAGGAAGATCTTTGTGCTTGGTCTTTGCAAATTTCTTTGCTTCTTTCTTACTCATTCCTGCTGCTGCTTTTGCAACTTCTGGAGATGCTGGTTTTGCTCCCTTTTTAGCAGCATAAACCATTCCCATAAACTTTTGTTGGGCGGTACTTACTGCCTTTTCTGTAATGAAAGGTCCTTCCATTTCATGATGAGCAACTTGCATATAAGAAGTTGAATTTTTTCCAGTTCCAGGAACTTCTGGATTAATAGTAATAGAATTCTTACCCTTCATCACATCAATTTTCTTTTGATTTGCATCAGGATTTACTTTTTCATCATTTACTTCGCCAAGAAATGCTTCCGCAACACCCTTTCTTTTACCAATCGCAGTACTTCTAACTTTTCTACGATTCAGAAGATACTTATCAGTCTTATCGTGGTCACCGTCATTATCAATGTCCTTATCTTCCTTACCAACTGGGTCTAAACCTTTACCTGCCTTTGCTCTTGCAGTTTGCTCACCTTTCTTTTTTTCACCTTCATAAGGTTCACCATACCCAGTCATTTCGACAGATTGAATGTTTGAATTGGAACGAAGTGCATTAATCTTTTCGCGGTCAGCATATCTTACATATGAACGACCATCCTTACCCGTAACTCTTACCTTATATTTTCTATGTTCAGAAGCTTCTAACTTTTCCATATATGTTAGAACGATTGGTTCCTCTTCTTTTTGAACCCCCTCTACAAATACCATGTAAAGTGCATTTGCTACATTGGATGAAGCAAATTCTTCAATATTAAATTCTTCTGCTTTCATCCCACCTTTACCAAATAATTTCTGCTTTACCAGAGTTTTCTCTTGTTGACTCATACTACTGTTTGCAATATATTGTGAATATGCTTGTTGAAGAGGTAACTCTTCTCTTCTAGCACGATAACGAATATCATAAATTGCTTGCTTTACTCTTTTTTCTGGAGATTTACCACCAGCTTCCTTTTTATCTCCAGCAGCAGCGGCAGGAGCGTGTTTTCTTGCTGGAAGCTCTTCAGCAATATGTTTTTTCATGAGTAAACTTTACTTCTTACTTTTTCTATATTTATTTATGAATTGCTTAATATCATATCCCAAATATGCCTTTCCGCCCGCTTGAAGATTTTCTTTTCCAGTTCCAACTGCACCTGGAGTCATATCTGAAAAATGTTTGAAGGCGCCCAAAGTTCCAGTAAGAGTATTAGGATGAATATTATCTCTCATTTTACGATCCATTCTAACCTCAGTGTATTCTACTAAGTCTTTGATCCAAGACTTGAACATTTGACCAGACTCAGTTACACAAATTAGATAGTTGGTGCCTCTACGAATAATACGACCAACTAATCCAGTATTTAAATTTTCAACTTTTTCACCAAGTTTAAAAATAGATTCTGTAAGATAGTTTTCACGAAGAGTTTGAAAATCAAACTTAGGTGCAATCTCCCAAATACTCCACCCTTCTTTAACACTCATTGCACCACGAAGGATATTAAAAAGTTCTTTTGCTTCAGCAGGTTTAACCTCTGGGGGAAGACCTGAACGGAAAGTTTTAAAGTCACCTTCTGCTGCAGCAAGCCTCATTCTAGATGCGGACATTCCTTCTACACCTTTTGCGTCAGGATCTCTATCTCCAGCAGACATAACTTCAATATTATCGAAGTTATATAATTGACCATTATATTGATTAGAAAGTTTTTCAAACTCTTTAACTCTATCTCCACCACCAATAATTCTTACACCAGCATAACCATTATTATGTGCCATTTTTAAGACATCAAAAATGGTTTTAGTATTAGAGTCATTTACAATATTGCCCGCATGATTTGGATAAAACTTTTGCATATAAGCAATCTTTGTATCAGGATCAAGAGGATTCTTTTTCTTATCCTGACTTCTTGAAGGAAAGATTAGATATTGTCCATCTTTATCTTGAGATGCTGCTTGTGCCGCAACGTCCATTAATTGCTGGTGTCCAATTGTTGGTGGGTTAAAACGACCAAAAGCGACCGTAAGAGTTCCTTTTGTTTTGGGAACTGGAAGATATCGTGCAGGTGGTTGTTCTTGTGCTGCTGCTTGTTGCTCTGGTGCAGGTGCTTGCTGCTGAACAGGTTGCTGTTGAAGTTCTGGGTCATTATACCCAGGTGATGCAATTGTTTTTTCTTTTTCAGTTTGTACTGGATCTTTACCACCAACTTTTTGACGCTTATTATAAAACTTAAGTTGCCCGCCTTCAGTTTTTGCTACAAACTCTCCTTGCTTATCGTACCAACCACCATGCCCATCTCCAACAAGTCCAAGACGCTGTGCTTGCTGAGATGCGGTTGCTTCTGTTATGAATTGGAAAAAACTTTTCATCATCTATTAGAATATGTATTCATTTACTCTTATATAATGTATTTATTCTACACAAATCTTGCAACGGTCCTTCCCCCAAGAGGATTAATCGTAATTCTTGCCCCTTTTATACCATGATCACTTCTATCACCTTTATACACTGCTAAAAATATTGGTTCATAAGGACCAGTAATTCTATCACCATTATTCATTTTATGACCAGAAGACGTGAGTTCATAATATGTCCCTCTCTTTAAAACATTCAAAGTTCCTTGCATTGTTACATCTACATTATTTTCACCTGCAGGACCACTATAATTTTGACCATATACTGCTAATTTTTTTAATGTATCATCCTGTATTCTTCTACCTACTGTAGTTGCTGGAGGCATACCATCAGGAAACATATTCATCAGAGTGTTTATAAATGCTTGAGTTTCTGGATGTCCATAAATTGTAGGTTCAACTCTTTTAGATGTTCCTGCCCATTGTTGAAATCCCCTTGGACCAGATCCAGCTTTATGAGATACGTGCCCAACATATCCACCCTGACCTACAAAATGAAAATCACATTTTGGTGTTCCTGGTGTACTTTCACAAAGACCAACTTGATATGTTATTTTTCCCACTTTTAATGGAACAAAATCTGTACCAAGTTGATCCATTATTTTTGTCAGTTGCTTATTAATACTAATAACTTCGGCGTCTTCTTTTGCCGTTGTTGCTTGAGTTCTTCCAGAAAATTCAGAATCCTTATAAAGTTCTGTGAGTCTTATTTCCTTTCCAGAATCAGTCAAAAGAACTATTGATTGACCCTTTTTAAATTTGTTAAAATTAGAAATACTTGTTAATTCTTTTAACAAATTTTTATTTAATTTTACAGATGCACCGTTACCATCGTTTACTTTAAATTCTTTTGCGTTACGAATTCTAGATACAAAGATATTAAAATTATTTCTTTTTGCAAGTTCGGATACTGATAACGTAGCCATTTTTATTTTTATTTAGAAGTGCCCAAAAGAGGACTTGAACCTCCACTCCTTACGGAACAAGTGCCTAAAACTTGCGTGGCTACCAATTACACCATTTGGGCTAATGAATTTCTTCCACAAAAAGTTTCAGTTTGTGAATGACAATTTGGACAAAGCAATCTTAAATTTGAAACTTCATTATTATAACATAATCCATCAATATGGTCAACTTGCATTCTTAAATATTTTCCATTCCAAACAGATGCAATTCCACACTCAAAACAATAATCTCCATTTTTTTCAACTAACAATCTATGTAAGATTGATCTTCTACATTTATTACCTCTAGATAAAACATATTCCTCCAAACTATTCCATTTATTTTGTCCACCAAATTTAGATAATTTTTTAGTATTATTTGGTTTGTATTCAGGTATCCATTTTTTATATCTAGAGCGTAATGTATCCGGTTTACAATTTAATTCTAAACATAATTCAGTTGGAGTTTTTTTGCCATTTAATAAGGATTTAATTATATAATCTTTTTTTAAATCTATATCTTTTCTCATAATTAGTAAACGTGCTAGTATTATTTATATTAGCGTCTACCTATAATGGAGTGTAAGGAAATCGAATCCTTATTGCTGGAATGCAAATCCAGAGTAATAACCGTTATACGAACACCCCAATAAAACCATTATATCACCGAAGTGGCATAAGGTCAAATAGTTCTGGATGAAGTTGCCCATACTTACGCATCAATTCACCTGCTTTTGCATTTGCTTGATTTTCAGTTGGACTCCCAGCATGAGAACTCTTACGGTCTAAACCTTTCTCCATATGCTGCTTATAATGAACATATTCATGAGCAAGAGTTCTCAAAATATCCATAGGATGACGATTGATAATACTTAAGTGAATAGCATTATCTCTCGATATTTCCCCAAACGCTGCAATTCTTTTTGCAAAGTCAGCATCATCTATGAGAATGACTGGAATATCATAAGTAAGACGCAACTCTCTTTTTAAGAAGATAGTAAATCTTTTGAGAATTGCGTCAAACTGAATTTGAGTAACTGGTCTTCCTTTTCTTTTTCCAAGAAGAGACATATTTTTTAAAATATTTATTAGGCACCAAGAACAGCACCAATACCATCATCGATATCTTGAATTACTGTACGAATACTAGAAATACGAGGAGGAACAATTACATCATCATAAGTATATCCTTTTTGCGCCTCAAACAGAACTTGACGGACTGCAGCGGCGGATCGAGCATCCATTTTAATTGTTACTTTTTTATCTTTAGTCATCGGTCATCAGGTGCTCTATTTTCCGAAAAGTATGAATCAAACGCACCCTCAGGATAACGCTTGAGAAGTTTTTGAACATTACGAGCAACAACATCATCGAGTGTAGTATCCAGTGCCATACAAGCCTGGGCAACATACCACATAATATCACCCAGTTCAATAATCAGGTGCTCACGATTATCCTCATTATAAGGTTTACCTTGAAACACCATCTTCTTAACAATCTCCATAAACTCACCACCTTCTGCATTAATACCAACAGCAGAAGTCAGAAGACGCTCAATATTTGCACCTTTCTCATCCAGTTCAACCAGGCGATCAGAAAGGGCAAGAAAGTCTTTAGATGCGTCAGAAGTTACGGCATCTACAAACTCAGCGTACTTATCAAAATTAACGTGTTTAGTTTCCATTAAAATTTAAATCCTTCAAATGACTTTTTGAGTTTCTTGTCTTCGTAATCATTATACTCGTCTTCGTTTCCAGAGTCAAGTATGTCTTTTTGTGCTGACTGTTCACAATCATACAGTCTCATTTTAGCACGATCAATACCCACAATAAAACGCTTAAAGATTGTTGGGTCATTATAACGATTCTTCAATTGTTTCACCATAATCTGTCCCAATCCCTCCAACTCTTCAGTGCTAATAAGGGCAAACATAAGATCAGCAGTAGCAGGGAGACCAAAGGACTCACTAGTATCAGTAAGTTCAACATCAGAATTACCATAACCACTGCGGGTAGTCTGGGTAGCAGAGACAATGGGAACATTGAATTCCACTGCCAAACCGCGAAGTTCCTCTGCAATTGACTTAATGTATGAATAAGAATTGATAGAACTGTTTGCCTTATGCCTAGAGGAAGCACAAATATTAAGGTAGTCAATGAAAATAATATCAGGTCGAAATGATTTCTTAAGAGCAAGTTCATTGAGAAGTGCCTTGAAATGTCCTGAGTGTGCAGAAGCGGTAGGATATTCTTTGATTACCAAAGAACCTTGTGTCTTCTTTGCAATATTATTTACTTTATTTTCAAATGCCGAACGTGGGAGATCAACCAGTTGCTGAATCGGGACATTGAGAAGGTTTGCATCAATTCTTTCTGCAATTCGTTCTTCCGCCATCTCAAGAGTGATGTAGAGTACGTTCCTACCCTGTAGCAACGCGGCACTAGCAACGTGACACATGAACAACGATTTCCCAACACCCGTTCCAGCGAGAGCAATATTGAGAGTCTTGTTAGGTAAACCACCTTTCGTGATTTTGTTGAAATATTCCAAGTCAAACTCGATTTTATCTTCTTTACGGTGGTAAAATTCATAACGCTCTCCATAATTTTGAAGATAATCGTGTCCAATATTATTATCAAAAGATACTGCTAGAGCATCTGAAAGAATACTTGGAATAGCATCACGATTTTTCTTCCCATCATTACCATCGGCAATATGAATAGACTCCATAAGTGCTAGGTAAATGGCACGATCACGACACCACTTTTCTGTGGTGTCAAGAATCCATTGCTTATCTACTATAGCATCGTTCAAAGATGCATTGATTTCTCGAATCTCCTTGACTTCAGTTTCATTGAGATCTGTGCGATTTTCTACCTCAATGTTGAGTGCTTCAATGGTGATTGCTGAACCATACTTAACAATGAATTGAACAATCTCCTCAAAAATGACCTTCTCCGCCTTTTGCTCAAAATAATCTGGTTGTATGAAAGGTATAACTTTTCGTGAGTAATCTTCATTAAATACAAGGTTCCTTAAAATAGTAGTTTCAATTCTTTCCATTATTTGTAATGCAAATAGGCACTCATAATATACTTTGGACCACTGATAGAAGGTTCTCCCTTATGAGGAAACATCCAGAGTGGGGGAAACATAATTAAGGTTCCCTGCTTTGGTTGAATTTGAACATCCTTAAAGACAGTTTGACCACCACTTTCAACATCATTCAAATACCACATAAACGATAAAAATCTGCGGGCGGTCCCATAGTCTATCACATCTACGTGAGTATCAAACTGATCAATACCATTTGGTTCGTATTTTTTAATACGAAATTGTTCTAGAGCGTGTTCTTCAGGAAATACACGCTTATCTACAAACTCGTAATACTTATCACGATACTCAAAAATCTTTTTAATGATGTGATTATGAACTTGATTAACTTCTGGTGTTAATTCACGATTTTCTGTGAAATTAAATTGATTAAAATTAGGTTTCCCCTCATTATCATGACGCTCTTGTTTGTCAGGAACCTGATCAAATAAACTAATTAGAAAGTTGCATATATCAGGTTCAAGAGCATTTTCGTAAATATGAATAAAATCTCGAAGTTCATCCATAAGAGAATTCACCTTTAGCAATCACATCCAGTTTTTCCATTACTTCTTCAGTAAAGTACTCTTTTGGATTTGCTAGAATTTGTTTGGCATAAATTTTCTTACCATCCATTTCATAACGTCCCGCAACATTCTTCCAGAGTCCGCCGAGTTCCCCGAGTTCCAAAAGACCATAATAGCGATCAAGACCGCGCTCATCATAAAATAGACGGACTTCAACTTGCTGGTTCTCCTTACTTAAACGCGACTTAGCAGTCTTTGCCTTGATAATATTTCCAACGATTTCTGTTCCATCCTTTTCCTTTTTCTTTGAAAGGTAAATGATACTAGAAGCAGCATACTTAAGACCACTACCACCACCCATCTCCTTAGTAGGAACATAAGCACCAATAACATCATAAGTGTGATTGGTTACAATCATAGGGATTTTTGCTTGACCAAGTTTCAAAGTAAGCATACGGAATGCACCTTTAATCAGTTGGGATTTGGTCATGTCACGAACTTCTTTATCATTCAAAGCATCATTAATCTCTTTACTTGTAGAAAGCATTCCCAAAGAGTCTAGAACAAACATACAAGGATTTCGTTCTCCCTCAGGTTTTTTCATATACATATCTACTGCTTTGAGTGCCGTTCCACGAAACTCTTCAACAGTAACAACATTGACAACCACAAGACGAGAAGTATCAATTCCACGGGATTCTAAAAGAGATTTAGTGATAGCAGCCTCAGTGTCAAAGTAGAGACAGTAACCATCGGGATGAGTATCAAGAAAGTTCTTAACCACGGCGAGAGAGAAAAAAGTCTTTCCAGTAGAAGACTCTCCAGCAATAGCAGTAATCTTATTCCCAGATACACCACCAAATACACTACCTGAAACCAGTGCATTAAAAATGTATGAACCTGTATCAACATAAGTCTCTGTCTCATCAATGTCGGAAGCAAGTTGCGTATACTCACCACCAATTTCTTTTACAATATCTTTAAGAAAATCCATCATTCTTTCTCCATATTTTCATTTTTATCAATATAGTTCATTTTATAAGTCCATAATTTTTGATAGAGTGCAGAATCTCCTCCCAATCTCATAGCACTAATAATCGTATTCAATTCTTTTTCGTTAATAGGCAAATCCATCAGTTAAAAAATGACTCTAAGGTTGTTATATGTTCTGTTTTCCATCCAATTGCATCAAGAATGGACTTAAGTGGTTCAAGAAAACTTTTTTCAAATTGTAGTTCATAGTCAATATATTTGTCAAGTCCAAGTTCCAAAGGAAAATCTTGAATGAAAGAGACAATATTTTCTTGAATAATATTTGGTTTTTTGAGGTAGATAAATTTAATCTTTTCCCCATTACCAATAAGTGAATATTTATTGGTGAGTTTTTTCTCTTTAATATAATGATTAAAGAGAAGTGCTCCACGAATATGAATTGGTGTTCCCTTCATATAAATGTCAGAATGGGAATGATATTTACGAACATCTGAGGCAGTTCTTGGAAAAGCAATCTGCTCTGGTGGCAGTTTTTTGAAGTCAGAACGACACTTATCAATAAACTTAATCACCTGTTCTTCAGTTCCACTCATCATTAGTTTCAGACCATCTTTAATCATCTGGCGACAAGGAGCAGGTGTGGAGGATTTAACTGCCTCAATACCCATCATCTTCAGTTTAGGTTCTTCATAACGAACACCCTCACTATCCCAAACATTGAGAATATACCGCTTTTTGGCAGTCCAGATTCCACGGTCAGCAATATTCTCCCGCTTCATCTGCATCTTTTGGTCATATGCATTCACATAATCCGCCAGTTCTTGGTAGCAACTTTCAATATATTTTTCAAGTTCCACCTTAGCGACCTTATCAAGGAACGAAACAACGCTTTCAGTAGTTTTTTCTCTTCCCTTGTATACAGTTTCAACCAAAGGACCCATATTGAGATAAATGGAATCAGTATCAGAAGCAATAACATAATCTACCTCTTTAGTTTTTAGAAGTTTATTGAGATAAGTATTCATTTTTTCTTCTATCCAACGAATAGCAACTTGCCCAGAAAGAGTAATTGCCTCAGCATTCGCTAATTTAAAGTAACGAAAATACTGATTACCAATAGCACCATAGGCAGAGTTAAGTTGAATCTTTCTTGCCATTTGGATATTGTTACATCTAGCAATCTCCTTCTCAAGTTCCTTTGTCTTTTTCTTTTCATACTCCTGTTTAGCAGCAAGCATCTTCTTTTTGTAAATGGTGCGATCTTCATAGATCTTTTCCATCAACTCTGGAAGAAATCCCCGAACATCTTTACGATACATTGCCCCATTAGCACATACCGCATAGTCCTTATACATTTCAAATGTGAGTTGTTTGTTAAGGATCTTATCGACACTAACAGATGGGTGCCTTTCTTCTACCAAAGTTTCTGGTGAAATATTATAACCCATAATCAGGTGAGGATACAGTGAGTTAAGGTCAAAGTTCACAACCCAATCATACACCCCAGGAATCGGTTCTTTTACATAAGCACCAGCATACTTAGAATCTTTATCAGACCTCACGTTTGGAGGAATCACAATATTCTTCTTTTTCAGATAGTTGTAGATAATTGTATCCCACATACGAACCTGAGAGAAAACATCAGCATAGTTTGCCTTAGCATCATACGCCATCGTCAAAGCAAGTTCAATGAGTTTCATCTTGTCTTCCAAACGGTCAACAAGTTCTACGTCAATGATGTTGTATTCTACAAACTTCTGCCAACCTTTGGTGTAGAAATCTTTGAACGTATCAAACTCACTGTGATCTAACTTTTTCTGACCAAGTTCTACATTTGCAATGTGGTCAAGACGATAAGATTCCTGTGCCTTATAAGTAAACTTCTTATAAAGATTCAGATAATCAAGTTGACTTACTCCACCAATATCATAGGAAATATGCTTACGCCCAGAGATGAATGTTTCACTTTCAGTTACCAATCCCCATGGAGACATACGCTTCATGAGTTTTTCTCCCAGAACACGATCTATACGACGAACCAAGTATGGGATATCATATAATTCACTATTCCAACCAGTAATGACTTCAGGTGTATTCTCCTCAATCATCCACCAATTAATAAAGTCGTTCAACAAATCATGCTCATTTGTAAAAGAACGATATTTTACATTACTCTGTTGATTATTGAACTTACCAAGACCCCAAGTAAGAATCTGTTTTGTATTATAATCTTGAAGTGTAATGAGCAACACTTCTTCAGCGGCACTTTCCACATCAGGGAATCCATTCTCGGATGCAACCTCAATATCAATTGTTGTTACTTTGATTTTATTAATATCAAACTTAACTTCATCTTCAGGATAAGTTTCGGAAATATATTGATAGATGTATCGGTCATTTCCATGAATTGAAAATCCTTGAACATCAGTATATTTCTTAATAAATTCTCTACATTCTCTTACTGTTCCAGGTTGAATTGGTTCAACACATTCACCATTCAGAGTTTTATATTCAGTATTCTTTTTTGAAGGAACAAAAAGAGTCGGGTAAAACTTCTCACGGGTCATGAAATGTTTACCATTTTCATAACCACGGACCAAGAAGTGGTCCCCGACCATCTGGACATTTGTATAAAATCGCATTATGCAGTCAATTCAAGATACTTTTCAACAATTTCTGGTTTAGGATTTACAATAGTAAGAATACTATCGGAGTGAATCATCATTTCTGTTTGGTCAGATACATCTGGCCAAGGAGTTAAATTTCCCTCAGCATCAATTTTATAGGGATTAATTAGTTTACAATCTGGTTCTCCAAGTTCAGAACCAACTTCAATAATCTCAGTGACAATTACATTGTCAACCTTCAGTAAAAGACACTTCACTGTTTTCGACATTTACTTTTTCCTCATACATTTCTTTAATAGTTTGAATTGGTTCTACAATCGTAACAACCCAATCTGGCGGAACTGGTATTTGTTCATCGCTGGTTAGAATAATCCAAGGAGACAAAGAAATTTCTAAATCACCTTTTGAATTTTCATTTTCTTCTACCAACAAAAATGCCTTTCTCGTCTCTATTTTATGAGGTTTCGTAAGTAGATACCCACATATCTTATCACCAGAAATCAATTCTTTGGCATCAGAAATAACAGTTTCACCAGACTTTAATAGTACTAACTTGATTGACATTTTACGATGTACTCTTCGATCATTATAGCAAAAAAATGGGGGAGCGTCAAACTGGATTGTGCCAGTTGCTCCCCTGCGGCGACGATATTCAGTTCTATTTAGTCGCCACCAGAATCACCAGAAGATCCTCCAGAACCACTATCAGTATTGAGAGCACAAACTTTCTTTTTGGGTGCCATAGCATATTTCACAGTTTTACCATAGCAATTTTCTTTTGTTGGTAAAGGAGGATTTCCAAAATCCCCAACTTTTTCCATAAACTGCTGAAAAGTTTTCATTGCCCAACTAAGTTTTTTTCTATTTAGAGATAGTCCTTACGAGTATGATGCTCTGGTACTATTTTCCCAAGTACGATCCGTAAAAGTCCGTCTTCAAATGTGACTTCGCGAACTTCTGTGTCGTCGGATAAAGTCCACGCTCGTTTAAAACTTCTGCTAGCCACTCCCTTGTGGATAAACGTCCTATCCGTTTCGGCATTTGATTTTTGTCCTTCGACAAAAAGCTTTCCATATTCTGTGAAAACATTGACCTCTCCCTTCTTGAATCCTGCTAATGCAATCTCTAAGTGAGACTCTACATTATTTACCTGAATAAGATTGTAGGGGGGATAGTTTGTTGTAGTTTCGTGAAGATTAAATAAACGATCAAAATATTCATCCATTCCAATACTATTGCGAGTGATTCTTTCCATCAAAGCAGGAAGATCCGCAGCAGTAAACCGTGATGTTGCAAGGTTAGTCATTATGGTAGCTCCTTAAAAAGCGAGTTTGTTTTTTGTGGACCCTTTCGGCATCCGTATATAATTATAACACTTTACATAAAAAAGGCGGGTGTAAAACCCGCTCTTTTTCATTCGGCATCCTCCACCTTTTTCTTTTTAGCACCAATATTATACTTGGTCTCTAAAATCCAATCTCCCTTATCCTTATAGGCAAGAACTTTAATTTGATTCAGGGGAGCAATATCCTGAATCTTTTTAACATCAACAATCTCAATCAAACCCCAATCAGCGAGAAGTTGAGCGATACGATTGCGACGTTGCACATCATTCACAGTCAGGTTAGCGTGTTTGCCATCCAGAGCAAACAGTTCCTTAAAGTGAACGAGATAATACCTACCTTGCTTGTGTAGAATATGGCAAGACTGATAGATTTTCTTTTCCTTTCTTGAAGCAACTCCGATACGGGTCAAAGTCTCACGAACCTTAAGAAAATCATCAGGTTCATTAAGGATCACTTCCACCATTTGGTCGGGCGCCCACTTCACTTCAGGTTCTTGAACGACACTCATTTTGTTCCTCCAGTTTCAAATTTCGATTTAATAAATGTTAGTTGTTCTTTAGTAAGAATCCTCAAAGCTTGTTTTGCCTTCTCATTACTATAACCATAATAACGTTTGACATAATCAAGGTCTTTGATTTTATCTTGACGGAGCCAGGGAGAAAATCTCTTCTTTTTCCTCAGACTATTTATATAAAAGTCATATTGCATCTTTTTTGGGAGGAAATGATATTGATTCATTTCATTTGCATACATCAAACAATCAATGTGCCCAGAAAAGCAGCGATTGATAATATAGGGTGCATATTCCTTCTCAAGTGAAGGGTCTTCGTCAATCAGGTGCTGTTTCGTTTGATTGATCGAGTTTAACCAGTCCTTCAATTCCATAATTAAAAAGCAAGAGTTCTTTACGTTGTTTTTGCTCACGCATATATTCACCAACGGAACGCATCGTGTAAGTTAGATCAAACTCAGCAGCGTTCCAGTTCTTAAATCTATCTTTTACAAGTTGATCCGAATTATAACTGATTAACTGGTCCATATCATTAGAATCACAATCAGCAGCAAACTTATCGTGATCAAATCTTTTGTGCATTGATCCCTTATTCCCATAGAGATTGTCCTTAATATCATAAGGAGGATCGAGATACATAAAAGCACTCTTGTTTCCATCCATTAGATAATCATACGAGTAATTAGTTATACGCCAATTAGCGATTAACTTAGAATACTCTGACAATTTTTCAATTCCTCTCAGGGAAAAATTGGAGTTACTTGCTTGCCCTGAAAAAGATGAACTTTCGGTAAGACCACTAAAAGAACATTTGTTAACAATATAGAAAGCGACAGCACGATTAAAGTTCGTTTCAGACTCATCATTGATATGCTCCTTTGATTTTAAAAAAAGTTCTTTAGCAAGTTCAGGAGTATTGTAGGCAAGTTTACAATCAACTAGTTCGTTCTTTAAATCATTCCCAAACATCTGGAGTTGTTGCCAGAAGTTTACAAGAGGTTCATAGAGATCGTTTACCCAAATATCCAAACTGGGATACTTTTTAGTAATATATATCGCAACACTTCCACCACCAATAAATGGTTCACGAAATTCATCATAGTTCCGTAGGTCTGGAAAGTATGGACCCATCTTTTCACAAGCACGGGACTTTCCGCCAGGGTAGCGTAACGGGGTTTTAAGAGATTTCATAATCAGGTTTGTTATACTTCAAGTATTCAAAGAAAGTGAGTTTCATTTCTTTTTGAGTCATCCCACAATGCTTTGCTGCTTGTGGCAGATTCATTTTAGAATAAAAGAGTGCCTCATTTGCCTCTTTTACATTTTCAGGGGTTGTTTTCACTGGAACTTCTTTAAGAAGTTTATCATCAATTTTATAGGGGTTCATTGGAATTCACACTCTGCCATAATTTCAATCAGTGCTGCTAGGAGATTAATTTCTTGGTCAGCCACAAAACAAATTTGGTATTGATACTTAGCAATAATAAGAACGGCAGCGGGGATAGACTGGGGAAGTAGAACACTATAAAGGGCGTCATAAACCCTGCGAAGAATGATAGAAGAATCGTTGTCCAAGTTGGCGACCACCCACTTTCGGACTTCTGTGAAATTTTTTTCTTTGATGTATTTAATGAGATCATTTACGGCAATGTCAGAGAAGGATGCAAGAATACCAGAGTCAATTTCTCCACCAACAGAATAACGTTGGCATTCATTGAGAACTCGCCTAAAATCAGGAAAATGCTTGGATATCAGTTCGGCAAGAACTTTTGAATCATATTTAATTCTTTCATTATCAAGAATATTTTGCAATCTTTTGAAAAAAGAACCTGCTAATTGTGCCTTCTCTTTACCCTTTACACTAAAATCAACAACAGCACATCGGGAATGAAGAGGTTCAATAATTTTATTTTTGTAGTTACAGGTAAAGATAAATCTACAATTATTGTAAAATGTTTCAATATTTGCTCTTAGCAAAAGTTGAACATCATTACCCGTATTGTCCGCCTCATCTATAATAATAACTTTATGTTTAGAATCTGCTGTTAGTGAAACTGTTGATGCAAAGTTTTTTGCCTGATTCCTTACAGTATCAAGAAAACGACCTTCATCAGAACCATTAATTACATAATAATCTGCACCCAATTGATTACAAAGTGCTTTTGCAATTGTAGTTTTACCAATACCAGGAGGTCCAGAAAGAAGAAGATTTGGAATCTCGCCCTTACTGACAAAATCATTAAATGTTTTCTTTGTATCATCTGGAAGAATACAATCATCAATAGTTTGAGGTCTGTATTTTTCTACGAACAAAAATGAATTGTTATCGCTCATAATCAAAATAAAAAGTTCAAAGGTAATAATAGTTTGCGAATGATTTACTTCTCATTCTCCAACTTACAGTATCTTTATGGATACCAAGTATTGTAGCACATTCTTTTACAGATTCATAAATCACACCATCAACATAGCATTTTTTTCCCATAGATTTTGAAAGATTTTTTTTATGCTCTTCAGTAAAGGGAACTCCTTTTCTTGGATGAGAATTTTTAGACCAATATTCTTTTTGGGACTTACGCATTTTATCAATAGAATCTTTTGTGTGCTTCGTTCCCCACAAAGAATTCAAAGAAGGATTTAACCATTCGCAGTATTGTTGTTCCACGGATTTAATGTCTTCACCTTCGTGAATCCATTTGACAACTTCAATAGTAAAATTATGATATCCATATTTTAAAAAATTGTTATAAAGTTTAGGACAATCCATTTTATTACTATTACACATTGTTATATGTTTAGCAAATCTAAGCATATAATTCTTTTCAGTAGAACCTATGTAATTTTCTCCTGTTATTTTGTTTCTTATTTGATAAACGCAACTCATTTACTAAACCTCGTAATATAATACTATTTAGTAAATGAATTATTTACACCCATTCTGGTTTACGTTCTGGCATACGGAGATAGTTGTCCGCAACCCAGGGTTTGGAAGCAATATACATTTTGTATGCAGTAAATGTATCAATGCTTTCATCAAATTTGTATTCGTCAGGCATAGCACGAACGAATGGAGTCACCTCAGTAATCTTTCCTTTGGGAAAAAGGTAGTATGCGGCAACAAGAGTATTATAACACGAATGCTGCTTGCCGTATCGCAGAGTGTACTCATCACAGAGATTCATCCCGTGCTTAATCAACCAGTAGGCATTGTCAATAGTCTTTGCTACCCATTGAGTGCAGGGATGATTGCGAAAGGCACCCTTCTCAGTTGCATAGGAGGTTCCATCTGCTTTAGGAAGAGTGCCATAGTTGTGATACCACTTAGATGCCACGATAGAAAGCATTTGGCAGCACTCAAGAGACATTTTCGTTACGTGACGGTCAGGAAGTACGATAGCACTTTCTGCTGGAAATGGTGAAGTGACAAAAATATTCAAAGTTAGTTCCTCAAAGTTTTGTAATAATTTAAAAGTAGTTCTAACTCTTTAACTGTAGCATCTCTCTTTAAGATATTTGCTCTTCTACTGACAACTGTAACATTTCCTTTTATATAACCTTTGGAACTGTCAATTCTATCTACACTCGGAGCATACATCCAAGTTTGTTTGTCTTCTCTTTTTAACTCAAATCCAAATACAGGGCATTTTTCTGGAATTATAATATCTTCCAATTCAATAGAAAACTCTCTTCCAGTTCTTTTGCATCTTGATTTGATGTTTTTGTAGAGAAGTTTAGCAGCATCAACTTTCCAATCTCTGTTTAATTTTTCAATTTGTCTTATTTTTGTAGAACATTTCTTACAAATGTCTTTTGTTCCAGAATTAACATTCCATTTTTCAATTAAACTAAACTTATTAAGATTTAGTGATTGATTGCACTTTTTGCAAACTTTGTATCTGTTTGGATTTTCTTCTCGGTGTTTCATACCAAATTCTCTTGCATTATATACATTCATACATTTGCGAGAGCAAAATTTTCTTTGTCTTTTGCCAAGAATAGAATTACATTCCAAACAATACATTTGATTATCTTCTAACTGTATAAGTATTTATAAAAAGAAAACTTACAAATGTTATTTCACTCTATCAAATCTCACAAAAGGAAATACTCCTTTTGGCATAATAGTCCAGGTTCTTTTTGTTGGTTCATCCCAATATCCACTAAAACCAGTTGGAGTACAATATCCTTGATTATGCCAAACAAAACCAAAGATTTTCCCCCAATCACTTGTGATAAAAACTGGCAAACTTGTTTTAGTTTCATTCATATCAGAAACAGTACTTTTGGAGTACATATTTAACTTCGTTAGGTTTATCTTCCATCCAATATGCTTCGTGTTCAATTCTTCTAGGGGCAGTAGAAGCACTTAAAGAATTTTTAATATCTTGAAGTTTATTGGATGGAAGAGGCATATCATTTAGTGATATTCCAAATGGTTTGTATCCATTACAAAAATGACCAACGTGAGTACCTTCGTGATAAACAGTTTCATTAATATAAAATTTTGGATCAAATCCACTGCGTTTAATATTTTTGGTGCATATTATGAATTTTTTATCAAAATCTGCATATCCAAAAAGATTTTTGTTACTCCTACAATATCCAAAATTTTCAAGAACAGAATATTTTGCTCGATAGATTTGATTAAGAATATCTTTTGCTTGAGGAGTAAGATACAGTAAGAATTCCATTAACCAAAAGTAGAATCAGGTTCCAGAGCAATATAATAGCAGAGGTTGTACTTAGGATTCGTGAACTGTGACAGAAGTTTAGAAGACACTACCACGTCATAGGCACCAGGAATAATCTTGATGTTTTCTACCTTGAAGTTAAAGGTAAACTCCTTGTCAGTTTCACCAACCACGATGGCATACTCGTTAGAAGTATCATTCTTCTTATCACGAACCACCAGTTTGATCACACCATTCTCACCAACCGCAGAGAGATCAGGGAGTTGATATACTGCTGCTGCCTTGACCAGTTTCTCCAGAGAAGTGCTGTCCAGTTGGAAGCAAACATCTTGTGAAGGAAGTTGAATGTCCTTATCGGGGGGTGAAATGATCACATTGGGGTCTGCAAAGAAATACTTCACACGACGTTTGCCTTCTTTGATGCTTAGGTAAGATCCCTCAGTGAAATCAAGATCAGGGTCCTGATGAAGACTCAGACCATTCAAAAACTGGTTGAGATCATAAATCGCAAAGTCACGGGGGAAGTCTTCTGTAATCTCTGCCTCGGCAAGAATGTTCTTTGCCACAGAAATCGTGCGAAGACGATTGCCCTGTTTCACAAGAATCGAGTTGTTAATACCAGCAAAGTTCTTGAGAAGTGCGAGAGTATTGTCAGAAAGTTTCATAGTTTTGTTCGGAAGTTTCATAATCAGCGAAATTCAGTAAGACCATTATCTTTGCGAGAATAATGCCCATCGAAGTGGAGAAGAAGCATAGCATAGTGAATAACCTTCATCAAATCACGTTTGTTGCGTCCATCTTTATCACCATAACGACTTCCATATTTTAAGATATTTGCCTGACAGAATCCTGGTGCAAGATCTTTTGCCGCCATCAAGTCAATTGTTTGAATGTCTTGATACTGCTGATTATGTCCACAGTAGTGACTGCCGTAAGTGCTAGTCACGTAATCTTGAATATCTTTTAGGATTTTATCTTCGTTGTATTTCCAAAGATGATTTGTTTTTTCAGTCATAGTAATAGTAAAATTCGAATCAATCATAAAGAGAAGGCACATTTTTACCTTCCCCAATTATATCAAATTTGAGGAGGATAGTCAATGTATTCTACAGTCAATTCAGGTTGTGAAGGCATCACAAAATCAGCATCCACCTTATCATACAGTTCAAGGAAAGCAGTCTTGGTTTCTTCATCAAAACGATTCACACAGACTTGAATTGCCTTTGCCTTATCGTTGAAGATGCTGTAAGCACGAATGATATGAACCAGACGACGGGTGCTGATGATTTCCTCAATACCACCATCATAGAAGGTCTTGCGGATAATATCACCCCAATCCACCAGACGCTTGCAGAAGTCACGATCCTCCATCCCAAGGTCCAGAGCGATGCCTTCCAGAATCTTCTGCTCAGTAGCAGGAGCAGGATAGGACTGCTCCAGAGTCACAGGGAAACGCTCTAGAAACGCCTCGTTGAGCACGTTGGTGCCAATGAAGCGCCCATCATCGCTGCCCTTGCCCTTGGTGTTTGCAGTGGCGAATACGTTGAATCCAGCAGCAGGTTTGACGAACTTGCCGATTTTCTTGAGGAAGACACCCTTACCTTCCAGAACAGATTGAAGACACAGAATCTTGTTAGAAGCAAGGTCAATCTCATCCAGCAGAAGGATTGCACCACGTTCCAGTGCCTCAATCACAGGACCGTTATGCCAGGCAGTTTCACCATTCACAAGACGGAAACCACCAATCAAATCATCCTCATCAGTCTCAATGGTGATGTTGACACGAATCAGTTCACGCTTAAGTTGAGCACACGCTTGCTCAATACTGAACGTTTTACCATTACCCGAAAGACCCGTAATGAACGTTGGATAAAAAAGATTGGAAGAAATAATTTTCTTAATATCGTTAAAATTACCAAACTTGACGAAGGTATCATCTTTATCAGGGATCAGGTTTTGTTCCACGGCAGGAAGTGCGGGAGGTGCTTGATAAGAACGTTCAATCTCTTCTACACGTTCTTGAGTCACTTCCAGATTCCAACGACCACGAGAAGTCTTGAATTGCTCCAAACGACGAGTCACAGTCTGGTAGTTGAGACTACGAGAAGCACAGAAACCTTTCAGGTCACCAGAAGTAATTTCGGAACCATAAAGTTCTTTGATGGATTCAATCAGTTGAGCGTCGTTCACAGAGGACTTGCGAGACATAATGTAGTTAGGTGGTTTGTTTCAACAGACTTATTATACACACAAAAAAGGGGCAACCAAGTGCCCCTTGTGACAGTTTGAAAAGTGGTTCAGGTAAGGTTCATTGTTAACTTTTCTTTTTAGTTGCTTTTGTCGGTTTTTCAACAACAACTTCTTCAACCTTGACCGATTCTGATTTTACTTCTGGTTCTGGTGTTACTTCTGGGGGTGTTTCCTGAAGTAAATCTGTAAATCTACTCATTAGACCTAGTATAATTCTTGAAAGTATTTATCAAGCAACAAGTTCCACAAACTCACCCAAAATTTTCTTATTCATTTTTTTAGTTTTAAGACTTTTCACAAATGCGGATTTAATTTGTGCCTTTGTTGCATCCTCAGCAACAGCAAACTCAGATTCCTGAGAAAGAGTGTTTGCAGACAGACCGAAGTAGGAATGATAACCAGAATTCTTAAGAATAAATGCTTTCTCTTTTTTCCAAGCGTTCGTTACCTTATCATACTCAGAACCATAATATCCACAGTAGCGACGAATAAAAGCGCCAGCATCACGAGATTCAAGAACACGAATACCAATAAAGTTAATATCAATAAACTTGTCCCGCAAATTGTGAAGAAGAACCTCAGTGAAATCCTGATGCTCATAGTCACAAGAATAGGTCATTCCAGTCTTACGATCGCGAAGAAAGGCATTAGATCCAATATGAGCAGTGCCCATAAAGGGGTTATCCTCCCAGCGGCGTTGAACCTCACGATGATATTTCACAAGGCAACCCTCACCATCAGTCAAAACCACACACTGAACTTTCTGCAGTTTGTTCTCCTTCTGGAACTTAGGCAGAATCTGGTGAAGAGAAATCAGTGCCTCATTCAGGGGAGTGCCTGAAAGTCCCATTCCAAGAGGAGTAGAATAGTAGCAGTGAGAATTATAAGAGAATGACTTAGCAAGACGAAAGATATTTTTCATCTGCTCCTCCAGAGTGTTTGAATTCACTTTGCTGGTGAGAAGATTCATCATAGAGAACCATTCACCCACCTGAACAAGACCATCTTTCTTCTTGTAGGCAAGTTCACGAATGTTTGCCTTACCATCTACATCATACTTTACAAGAGGATAATCAGTGGTGAAGGCATAGACCTCAAACGGAATCGCAACTTTTTTACAAAACCAAATAAGATTGAAGAGTTGTTTGGCAGTATCCAGCATCACATTGGACATAGAACCAGACCAGTCTAGAACGAACACCAGACCATGATTCTTACCATCAGCAAGAGTTGTAACCTTCCTGAAGATATCTTCATTATACTTGTAAGTGTGCAGTTTGGAGCAGTCCAGAACGCCAGTACGGGCAGTTGATGCACGTGCATAGGAATCTGCTGCCTTGCGACACTCAAACTCTTTCACCAGATAGTTGACTTCCTTTTGAGCAGAACGCTTGAATTCAAAATACTGCTTATCAACTTCACCAAAGATATTCTCATACTTATAATCATTTCTTGTAAGAAAGTCATCCCAAGATTCTTTACACTTGGAATGAATCTCTTGATTGGGAACAATAACTTTAGTCAAATCAAGTTGAGGCAGTTCAAGATAAACATTCTCATAAGGGTTAGTACCGACGAGTTCTTTCAGTGCCTCTTCAAGAGACTCCATCGTTTTGACTTCAGGTTCCTCATTCTTCTCACCACCTTCATTCGTAGGTTGCTGTTGCTGAGAATTTTCTTCAGAAGAGGAAGCACGATCAGAACCCTCAGTTTCAGGTTGATCGCTCTCACCTTGCTCCTGATCACTAAAATCAGAAGCAGGTTGATTATCGGCACCACTTTGTTGCAACTCAAGACTATCCAGAGAAGTCTTGGTTTCTTCCTGTTGCTTTTGCTTACAATACTTATACAATGCTTCTGCAGCAATTAACACATCAGCAAAGGTCTCAGTATTAGCAATCAGTTTGATAATCTCAGTCTCTTCACCACGCTCAATCGGCACATCAACATAATTGCCAATCTTGAACCACAGGTTTGCACGGTCAGCAAGGTTATAAGTTTCTACATTATCATCTTTGATTTGAAAGAAGTCATCATCGGCAAGTTCCTTGTAACCACTATAAAAACTTTTAGGAGAACCTGGATATTTTCTTTTACAAAGTTTTTCTACACGCACATCCTCACAAATATTTACAAAAGTCGCTGGGACTTTACATTCTTTAGTCCAATCATAATTTGGGGTCCAAAGGGCATGGCTAATTTCGTGCAGGACAAGCATGGTGTAAATATTATCACTCGCTTTTTCCCACATAGGTAAGGTCAATACCCTTGTATGGACATTAAAACAAGCAGTTTCTACCTTTTTATGTTCCACCACAAGGTCCTCCGTCGCCAATAAACGAGCAAGGGACCCTTTGACTTCAAACTTAACGGACATTTGGTTGTGTGCGATATGTGAGTATTATACGGTAACTTTAAAACGCTTCACACCTTTTTATCCAGTTCCTCAACTGTCACAACCTTCCAACCCTTATGGTTTGTATACTTACCACGAGCAACAGAAGTCATTAAACGAGCAGTTAAATTATGTTCTTCACAAAATTTTTTCATATTATTAGTAATGAAAATATTTTCATCAGGACTTTGAATTGTATATTCATATTTTATACTTCTATTAGAAAGTTTTTTTAAAGTTTCTGGTGTTGCTTTTCTACCAATATTCCATTTACCATATTCAACACCTACTTTGTTTGATATAATTCTTCCAAGAACCCAACCATCACCAGGACATTCTTTACAAAGTTTTTCTTTTATACCATTATTCCATCTTTTATTTCCCTTTCTAACTTTACTCAATTTTTCTCTATGTTTTTGAGATAGGGACTTACCAAGTTTTTTTTGTCTCATTTTTTCCTTTGTAATATCACTTATATTTGATGTTCCATCACCACCTTCTGTCCTATTATGCAGAATACCTGTCCCCAAATCTTTTCTACCAAAAACAGCAATCATATACTTTTCGTGATTAAATGCCTCTTCTTCTAAAAGATTTTTCTTTAAAAACAAAATCCGTTCTTTTGGTGGAACAAAAATATTGATGTGATTTTTACTATATGCCCTATCTCTTTGGCCCTTACCAATATAATAAGGAGTTCCATCTTTACGCAAATAAGCGTAAGTATAAAATCTTTTTGGATTTTTCATCCTACTCTAATACAACGGCATAAGTATTTATACAGGAAAAGGCACCCGAAAGTGCCTTAACCATCCTAACAGATTGCCGTCGTATTAGGTTCAACTATTTATCATACAAAAAAAGGAGGTCTTGCGACCCCCTTGGTGGACAGTTTGAAAAGTGGACTCAAGCACCTTCAAGTTTTCCCATTTGTCTTGCAGACTCTTTAGCTTTTTGCAATGCTTGTCCAGCATTTTGTTTTCCTGGAATATAGGTAAGACCTGATCCAGATTTTTCAGCATTTTGACGATTAAATTTATCTTGGGTATAATCAATTCTTGCAGTTTGCTCAATAATACTCTGCTTCCACTCTTCACTCATATTAGCCATAATAGCGATTGCTGCCTCATTAGTTTCTGCGTAACCTTCGGCAACTAGGTGCTCAAGAATGTAGTCGAAGAGGTCTACCTGTTCTCCAAGTTCTCCAAGTGCTTTTGCCTTACGAACTTTATTTGGTCTCAACTTACCACCAGGATAGTTTCTTTCATCATTACCCTCAAAATCAGGATCTACATTAGCACGATGTCTTGCTGCTCTCTCAGGAGATGCCTTATCTGCGTGAATACCTGCTCTGCGAGTAGGTGAAGTCTTTTCTGCTTCACGCTTATCTTTTTGCTTTTGACGACTTCTTTGTTGCTTGAAGTCTTTCATCGTCATACCTTCATCAAGTTGTTCTACTTCCCGTGAAGCATAAACAGAATTAAAGGCTTCTAGCAACCCAGCGTATTCTTTTTGAATATCCATTTTTATAAAGACTTTTTAGGTATTTATAACTCAGTATACTTTATAGTTTTTGTTGTTCCAAGTAAAAGTAGAACCCATTCCACTCTTCTGTTTTGCTGTTTTATATGCCTTATCAAAAGACTGTGCTCTAGTCAAACCTTGATCTGGATTTTTTGG